ATATGAATAATCGTGAAGTTTTTATAAATTTCATAAATGCCTTATTTAAACCATACAAAGAAGAGATTCAACAAAACGAATCTAGTTTATCTTGTGATCGTCCGTTAGATTCTAAATTTACTTTGCTTACACATCAAAAAATTGTCCGAGATTATCTTAATTTATACACACCTTATCGAGGATTAATATTATATCATGGTCTAGGTTCTGGTAAGACATGTAGTTCTATTGCTATTGCCGAAGGTATGAAATCGGACAAACAGGTTATTGTTATGACACCTGCTTCATTACGAATGAATTACCTTCAAGAATTAAAAAATTGTGGTGATACTATGTATAGAAAAAATCAATACTGGGAGTTTATTCCTATAGGAGCTAAGGGTGAAGAAGATAATCAATTAATTAAAACACTTTCTTCTGTATTAAATATTAGACCTGATTTTATTAGGAAAAATGGAGGTGCTTGGTTAGTTAATGTAACTAAAACATCAAATTATGATGAATTGTCACCTGATCAGAAAAAATTGTTAGATTTACAAATAAATGAAATGATTGTTCATAAGTATAAATTTATTAGTTATAATGGTCTTCGTGAAAATCATTTGAGAGATTTGACACAAGATTATTCAATAAATCCATTTGATAATAAAGTTATTATTATTGATGAAGCACATAACTTTGTTAGTAGAATTGTTAATAAATTAAAAAGACCTGAATCACTTTCTATGAGATTATACGAATATTTACTTTCTGCGGAAAATTGTAGAATCGTATTATTAACTGGAACACCTATGATTAATTATCCTAATGAAATTGCCATATTATTTAATATTTTACGAGGTTATATTAAAACTTGGACTATTCCAATTAAAATGAAAGTTGCAGGTCGTAAACTAAATAAAGAAGAATTAGTTAAAATATTTGAAAAATTTGATATATTAGACTATCTTGACTACAAGCCTAGAACTGGAATGTTAACAGTAACCAAAAATCCGTTTGGTTTTATTAATGTTAATAAAGAAGGACTTTATAAAGGAGTTACTAATTTCAAGATTAATAATAGAGGTGATGTTGACGACTCAAAATTTATTGGTTTATTGACATATATATTAAATCAAAAGGATATTGAGGTTGTTTCTTCAAATATACAAGTCGATACATATAAAGCATTGGATGATAGTTTAGATTCATTCCAAACTAGATTTATTGATCCTAGCACAGGAAATATTAAGAACGCTAACCTTCTTAAAAAGAGAATTCTTGGACTACCATCTTATTTTAGAAGTGCTCAGGAACAATTAATGCCTAGTTATGATAAAGATACAGATTTTAAGGTCATAAAAATTCCTATGAGTAACTTCCAGTTCGGAGTATATGAACAAGCTCGTATTCAAGAGAGAAGGGTAGCTAAATCAGCAGCTAAAAAAAAGAAGAAACAAACAGGTGATGATGTTTATACTGATGCTGTTTCTTCTTATAGAATCTTTTCACGAGCATTTTGTAATTTTGTGTTCCCTGAAAATCGAAGACCTATGCCACAAGATGGACAAGATATTACAGGTGTTCTAAAAGGAACAGCTGATGAAGATATATTAGATGCTATTTCTGTTAGAGAAAAAATTGATAACCCTGATGGAATATTTGAGCTTGATGATGCTGACATTCTTGAAAGTGAAGCAAAAAATGAAAGAAGTGATGATTATGCTGAAAGAATTCAAACTGAAATGAAATACCTAGAAGAAAATGCTAGTAGATATTTAACTCCTAAAGGACTTGAAACATACAGTCCAAAATTTTTAAATGTATTGGAAAACTTAAAAGATCCTGAATTCAGAGGTCTTCATTTGATTTATACTCAATTCAGAACAATTGAAGGTATTGGTGTATTAAAATTAATTCTTGATGCTAATGGTTTTACACAATTTAAGATTAAAAAAAATGAAGCCGGTATTTGGCAATTAGCTATTCCTGAAAAGGAAAGAGGTCTTCCTACATACGCATTATACACTGGAACTGAATCTGATGAAGAAAAAGAAATCATTAGAAATATTTATAACAGTAAATGGGGAAATGTTCCAGATTATTTAACTAGCGAGTTATCAAGAATATCTACAAATAATTTTTATGGAGAGATAATCAAGATATTAATGATTACCGCATCAGGAGCAGAAGGTATTGATTTAAAAAATACTAGATATGTTCACTTAATAGAACCTTATTGGCATCCTGTTAGAACAGAACAAGTTATTGGTAGAGCTCGAAGAATTTGTAGTCACCAAGATTTACCTCCTGAGCTAAGAACTGTTAATGTATTTCTATATTTGATGACTTTCACAGAAGACCAATTATCTGGTGATGGCGCTATTGAACTTAAATTAAACGATGGTAGTAAGTTTAATGCGGATATACCTGTTACTAGTGATGAAGCCTTATATGAAATATCAGTTATTAAAGAGAGAATCAGCACACAATTATTAAATTCTGTTAAAGAAGCTTCTATGGATTGTGTTATCTATAATAAACCTGGCACTAAAGATGCTGTTAAATGTTTCTCATTTGGAAAATCATCTCCAAGCTCATTTTCTTACAAACCTTCTATTTCAAATGAAGAAAAGGATACTGTTGATAAATTAAATAGACCTAAGGTTACATGGAAAGGTGATGAAGTTACATTACCTATTAATGGTATTAAAAAGAAATTTGCTAGAAATCCTAAAACAAACGAGGTTTATGATTTAGATAGTTATAATCAAGCTGTAGAATTCGGCGATGAGGGTGATCTTATTCGCGTAGGTAAATTAGTTAAAAAACCAGATGGAAAATATAAATTTGTTCCAATTGCTGCTTAAAGATAAAAAAAATAAATATTTAATGGAATATAACGATAAAAATTTATGCGATAAAATAAACGAATTATTCGCATATTTTAGTTGTTCTTTAAACAAATATTGTTCTTATTTTTCATAATCATATTAAATTTTATATATTAAATATGATTATTACTTACTTACTTGCCCAGGCATTATTAGCAATTACTTGTTTAAAATATGAGATATTGGGCGATGCTGCTATATATTCTAATTCAGCATCTCTCTTTCTTCTTTTCTTATTATTATCTTTAATTATTAATCCGTTTATAGGTATACTTTTTATTTCTTCTTTTTCTACTATTAATGTTATGGAATCTATACTTCCAATACTCATGCTTCTAGATTCTATACTATCAATACTTTCTGAACTCATCGTTCGTCTTTTATTAATAATTAATTCTTTGCTATTTTTTCTACTCATTGTATGTATTAATACATAATATTTTATTTTTATATTTAATTCAATTTTTCTATTATTGATTTACAAAATTCTATTATCTTTTCTTGGTTTTCTAGCAATATTTCAAATTCTTTTTTATTTATTAATTCTTCAACATAATTATTTTTTTCTTCTGTTATCATCTTTTCTCGTGTTTTTCTCTTTAATTTGCTAAAAATGTCGTTCACTTCTAGTTTTATAATATTTGAAGTGCTCGCACTCTCTACTGAGGATTTTATTGATTGATTTAGTATAGTTTCTTGAATAGGTACATCCTCTTGTGATTGTAAATCAAATGTCACTTTTTTATCCGAATCAATAGGAATTTCGGGTAAGGGTTTAACTTCTTTAGAATTATTTATCCATTCTTCTGCCTCTTTTGATATTTGTGGTACATCTAATTCCCTCTCTCTATTAGCCATTCTTTCAGCTATAAGTCTATCCATATCATCTCCTATTGGTTTATCCCCATCATCTTTAAATTTGGGCTCTTCTGGAACTTTGGGATTAATATATGTATTCAGATTATCCTGTTGTTGTTTCAATTCATTGTTGAAATTATCTTCACGCTGTTTTGATAGGTCGTCTGATGTATAAATCATTTGAACTTTACTTGTTTTTACTGGTTTATTTTTTTCCGTGTTAATTTTATAAATTAATTCTTCCATAGCCATTTTATTTTTCGTCATTAAATCACTATTTGGTTTGGAAGTCTCTATATAATTAATAGTCTCTTCTAAAATTCCTTGAATTTTGGGAAATTGTTTATCATCAATGCCTTGAAAAATATTACTTTCTTGGAGTAAACCCCAAATAAGTCCTTTATTATCATTACTATTAAATTCCATAATACTAATAATATATCTATTTTTATATTTATATTTAATTTCCATTAAAGTATTTCTTTCTCAATTTAAATACTTCTTCGTCTGGAATTTTATTCTTTAAAAAATAATCTTTGTCTTTATCCTTCAACATTTGAATAATAAAATATAGACAATACATTCCACATTCCGATTCTGTTTTTTGATGTTCAAGTTTATTTATCAACACATCAAAATCTATACCTATTTGTTTGCCTTGATTCGTAATTTTTGTTATTAATTCTTTAACTTCTTTGGGTGGAGGATTGCCATTACTATCAAAATAAATTATATATTTCTGTTTTATATTAATAAATAGAGAAATCCAATGTTCTCCATCTTTATAATGTGGATCTGTATTCAAAATTATCCCTATTTTATTTTTATGTCTTTTTATCATATCACTAATATTTATTTTACATAGTTCCTCCCAAACACATTCACCATATAATTTATGGTGATCAAAATCAATAGGTGATGGACCTAAAAATTCAAAACATTTATAATATTTCTCATATTGTTTCATTACTGCTTCTATATCTAAACTACTTAACCATTCATCTGTTTTCCAAATTTTTGGCGATTTTGGAGCAAATGTATAATTTAATAACTCGCTATCTACTTTTCCTTCCATAAATT